CGAGGCTATTACTGTGTACTCCATGCCCAGCGGCACCCACTAATGGGAATGTTTGGATTCCGGCGACTGCGGGAACGTGAGGCTGCTGCTAAGGCGGCGGCCTCTTTTTCCATTCAGGCAGAGCCAACTGTGACACAAGAGGATTCAACCAATGGCGATCGTGCTAGTAGCAACACCAAACGCAGCCGACGCAAATACGTACCTAACGCTGAGTGACGCGCAGGCCATCATCGATGGCCTTGTGGAAAACGATGATGTCGTGGCATGGGGTACTGCTACGACGGATCAAAAAAATCGTGCGCTTTACACTGCAACGCAACGACTGGATCGTGAGCGGTATCTAGGTGCTAGGGCTACTGACACGCAAGCACTGCAATGGCCACGCACTGGTGTCCGCAAGCCTGATACTTACATCAATACCTACGCTGTAGGCTTCCCGTTCAGGATCACCACCGATTACTTTGCCGATGATGAGATTCCGGTGCAGGTGCAAGAAGCACAGGCGACGCTAGCGGTCTACCTCAATAACAACAAAGATGGCATCGGCCTGTCAGGGCTGGAGGATTACAAGAACGTCAAAATCGGCAGCCTAGACGTGACACCGAATCAGTACGGTGCTACTGGTGCGGATCGGATCCCGCCAATGGTTGAACGCTACCTGACAGGTCTTAGAATAAGTGGACCAGGTAACATCGCTGTCAAACGGAGCTGATCATGGCGCTGTATTCCACCGCTGGCACTGATATCGGCTTGCAACGCCGGCCTGATGGTAGCTACGCGCAATCGGTTGAACCACTTGGTATCCCTGCTGTTGCCCGTCAGCTTGCTGCAGGTAGCGCCAGCGCTAACACTGCGCTGACTAGCACCTGTCGCCGCATTAGTGTTCGTGCCGTGGGTGCTGACATCCGCTACGCCATCGGCAGCAGCTCACAGACCGCTTCTGCTACGTCGCATTTCATCGCTAACGGTGAGCGCCTTGATCTGGCGGTGCCCGCAACCCCGAACATTGCCGTGATCCGCAACGCCAGCACTGACGGCACCATGGAAGTAACGGAGCTGATCTGATGAGGCTGAGCGGCACGAAGGCGACCGCCATCCATCAGTATCGCGGTCTTGGTAACCAGCTCTGGGATCTAGCTGGTAACCGCCCCAGCCTTGATCTGCGGTTTGCTGATGACAAGAGCTTAGTTGACGCCACTACTGGCACCAACCTTATTGACTTCACCCGCGCCAGTAGCGGGACGTATGTCGGCAGCGATGGGCTGATTAAAACGGCGACGACGAATGAAGCACGGTTTGATCATGACCCCACCACGGGCGAGAGCTTGGGGCTGTTGGTGGAGGAGCAGCGAGCGAATCTTGTTACCGATAGCTCGCTAACGACTGTTGGCGTAACTTATTCTGCATCAATTTCATCAACTACAGAAACCAATCCAGAAGGAATTAACTTTTGTCGAAGGCTTTTGTCTGATGCAGGATCTGGTGGCCCTAATGGGCATCGAATTCGCGTTGCTGCCAACTCTCCTAATAACATAACAGTAAGTGCATTTGTCAAAAAGGACACGCACAGGTATGTTTACATAGGCTTCGGAGGCGGAAGCAATTCATTTACCGCTCTATTTGATATTGATCCAACCGTAACTGGAGATCGATTACTTGGGCAAGGCGGCCAAGGGACATATACCAACATCGACGCAGGGTATCAAAACTTTCCGAACGGATGGGTTCGCATTTGGGCAGCAGGTACAACAACCGGAACAGAAGGTACGACTATAGGGCTTAGCCCTGACGACTCTACGTATGCAATCGCCAACTGGGTCGCAGCCGGAACAGAGGCAATCTTTATCCACGGTGTTCAGTACGAAGACAACGCTACCTTCCCCACCAGCTACATCCCCACCACCGATAGCGCCTTCACCCGGGCTGATGATGTGGCAAGTATTACGGGCACCAACTTCTCTTCCTGGTATCGGCAGGATGAGGGGACGGTGTTTTATGACGGACAAGTATTAGGTTCTGACCCCACTGTTGTTAAAACCTTGTTAGGTCTTACAGACGGCACTACAGACAACGTCATTTATATGCTTATACCTACTGGACAGAATCAAAGATTCAGAATGGTGAATGGCGGCGATCTTCAGACTTTGCAAAATGCAATACCTACAGCAGACGTTTACAGTCCGGCAAAAGTTGCTTATGCATTTAAGCTTGACGATACCACTTCTGCTGGTAATGGAACTGTTCTCGAGACAGACACATCCTGCACTGTCCCAACTGTTGATCGTTTTATCTTTGGCTCAGTTGGTACAGGAGCGGCTGAAGTAGCGGCTCGGTATAAACGTCTGACATTTTGGCCCGCAAGACTCCCCGATTCCACCCTCCAGGGTATAACCCAGCAATAACCCCCTCAAGGTATAACCAATGACCGACGAAATCCTCACACCCCCAACCCCGACCTTCTTCCGCTTTCCCGATGAAGCTACCGGCATGGCTGCATTAGACGCTGCTGGTCTCCTCACCGAGGACGGCAAGTTCATCACCGCCTCCCATCATCACGCCCTAGATGTACTGGGCATCATCCAACGTGGCGGTGAATGGGATGACGAAGGAAACGTGATCACACCGCCGACCGTGCTTCACGGCTGGCATGTGAACTATCAAGGCGAAGTGCCTGAAGGCTGGGAGCAGTATGCGGTGACCCCGCAGAATCCAGTTAGAGTTTGGGCATGAGCATCCAACCCGGCCAGCACAACATCACCGTGCAGCGCCGCGCTGATTATGACCTGCAGCTGCAGTTCAAGGACAGCGCTGGCGTTGGCATTGATCTCACCGGCTGGACTGCTTATGCGCAGGTGTGGGATGCAAGCCGCACCACCAAGTATGCCGACTTTGCCATCACCTACGTTGACCGCGCAACAGGGCAAATCAGGATTGCGTTGACGGATATGCAGACAACGACGTTTCCCAATGAAGCGTATTATGACGTACTACTAGAGGATTCCGGCGGGCTGCGCAACTACTACCTAGAAGGTATCGTATACGTCTCTGAGGGATACACAGCGCCATGACCACCGTTACCGTTAACGAAACCACTAACACAGTCACTGTTACAACGCCAGGACCCGCGGGCCCAGCGGGTTCCGTTGCGCCGTTGGTATGCGGCCAAGTGAGCAAGATGGATGCAGGCACTATCACCATTGCCACTCAAGGCGTCTACGTCTCCACTGGCCTCACGGGCACCTTCGACAGCACCACCGCCAATGGCATGACGCTTGGCACCACCGACGCATTTGCGGTAAAGAACACCAGCGGCAGCACCAAGCTGATGCAGATCTACGGCAGCATCGACGCCAAGACCGCTAGCGGTAACAACAAAGTGCTGGGTGTCAAGCTGGCCAAAAATGGCACCGCCATAGATCAAACCGAATGCCGCGCATTTACTGGTTCCGGCAATGAAGAAGCCAAACTCGTTACCAACTGGATGATTAGCATGGCCGCCAACGATGAAGTGGCGCTGTTTATCGCCAATCAAAGCGGCACCGAAAATATCAGCTTTGCTCGCGGTAGATTGGTAGCAACACAGGTGCCGGCATGACACTAGCTAGCCCGCTACGAAAGACCGCTTCCAAGCTAATGAGCAAGTTTGGTGGTGATGCCACCATTCGTACGGTAACGACCGGAGTTTACAACCCCGTTACAGGCACTGCCAGTGAAAGCACCAGTGACACTACTGTTAAAGGTGTTGTCGAGGATGTTAACGTCCGTGAGGTGAATGACCTTGTACTGGCTGGTGATCGCAGGCTAACGATCGCAGCGGCTGATGTTAATGCGGCACCAACAACTGCTGATAAGGTCGTGATCAGCAGCGTAGTGCATCAGGTGATCCGTGTGACGACGATCGAGCAGGATAACCAGCCGATCACATATGAACTGATCTTGCGGAACTGATGGCACGTCAAATCAAGCTATCGCAGATCGGTGACTACGCTTCAGAGCAGTATGAGAAGCTGCTGCGTGCTGCGGTGTTTGAAACTGACCGCAGGGTAAAGGAGGCTAGTCCCGTTGATACCGGCAGGCTGCGTGCTAGCTGGCAGATCGGTGAAAACTCTGCATCTGGCGGCATCAAGCCTGAAGGTCAATACTCAAGCGGCATCACCCCACCAAGCCGGATTAACTACGGCCAAGAGAAGCTCGGTAACGTCTACAGCGTCCATAACAACCTGCCATACGCTGAACCTGTGCTAACCGGCAAAAACCTACCACCATCGTGGAATGGCATTTGGCGATCGAAAGATAACCAGATCCAGCAAAACTACATCCCATACATGGTCGCCAAGGACATTCAAACATTCATTCAAAATAATGCCAGTCGCATTGGCAGAGAATCATGACTAGCACCTACAACGACATCCGTGCTGCTATCGAAGGCCGTATTGCCACTGAAATGGCATTAGCGCCGGTTTATCCTGTCGCCTATCAGAACGTCCCGTTTACACCACCAAACAACCTGCCCTGGTTGCAAGTGTTCCTCACTTTTGGCGATAACAATTATCTCACGCTAGTTGGTCCTACCGACGGTCACAATCAGCAAAACGGCCTTCTAACCGTTAATATCTTCACACCCGTTGGAGTTGGTGCAGCAGCAAACTACACCATCGCAGAACGCATCAAAGACCTATTCGACCGTCAGACCATTGCATCACAGATCACCTTTGATCCAGCATCAGGTCCAAACATCATCACGCCATCATCCCCTGACAGCGCATTCTTCCAAACGCAGCTGGTCATCAGCTTTGAAGCCTATGTAAACTGAGGCTATGATCTAACCATTCGGTCCCTTCAATCATGGCCTTTTATCGCGGCGAAGAGGGTAGCGTCAAGTTTGACGATGCTGGCGCTTCCGCTTCTGCTATCACCAGCACCCGATCATGGAATCTAACCCTTGACAAGGCAGTGCTTGAAACTACCTCCATGGGGGATAGCTACGCTGGTAACATCGGCAGCATCATCAGTGGTTCTGGTAGCTGCGAAGTGATCTACACAGCATCATCCGCCGATGAAACCGCAGCGTTTGTTGATCACATCAACACTGCAGCCGATGATGGCACTGCATTGTTTGAGCTGTACCTTGACACCAGTGGTAGCAAGTCCATCAGCTTTGATGGCGTTGTAACCTCGGCAGAGTATACCGCTACAGTGGGTGAGCTTGAGATCATCACGATTAACTTCGTCACCAACGGCACCATCACTACCACGCTCTGATCATGGCTTTTCATCGCGGCGAACAAGGCACCATCAAGTTTGACAAGGATGCCGGTGGCGTAGCATTGTCCGAAATCGCGGCTGTTCGTTCATGGTCAATGACCATTGACAAGGAGCAGCTTGAGGTAACGGATCATGGCGATACCTTCCGCGCTTACGTTGGCGGATTGATCGGCGGCAGCGGCACTCTTGAAGTGTTGTATGACGCGCCTGGCGCTGGCGACAAGCTAGATCTGATCAAGGAAGTTGTTACAACGGAAGATCCCGCCAATGCTGAACTTGAACTTTACCTTGACGAAAGCGGCGGCAAGAAGATCACCTTTACCGCATTAATCACCAATGCGGAATATGCTGCTACCGTGGGTGAGCTGGAAGTGATTTCGGTTAACTTCACAGCAAATGGCACAATTACGCTTAGCATCTGATGGCTACTGGAAAAACTCGGACAGTTGACCTGCTGGTTGGCGCATTTGACCTAAATCAAAGGCGAAAATTTGCGCTGAAAAATGCAGCGGGTGAGCCTGTCATTGATCTGTATTTCAAGCCGATCACCAGGGCGGATCGCAAACGCGCTCAGTCGCTTGCTCAAAGCGATGAAGCGCTGGATCTCAGCACTCACATGCTGTGTCAAATGGCAGAGCTTGAGGATGGGACTAAGGCATTTGCAATGGCTGATGTCGCCAAGCTGCAACGTGAACTGCCTGAATCAGTCCTGAACGAAGTTGAGCTGTTTTTGTTTGGCCTGGGCAATGAAGAGAACCTAGAAGAAGCAAAAAACGACTGAAGCAGGACAACTGGTTGCTTTTTGAGTTCCACTTGGCCTGCGAGCTAGGAATGACAGTCAGCAGACTCCGTGCGGAATTAACCGATGCGGAGTTTGTTCACTTTGCCGCATATTATGAAATAAAGGGCGAAAAGGAACGGGAACAAATGGAGCGGTCTAAATCAAGGCGGCGTTAGACTGGCGGTATCGCTGAGTGTTGAGCAGTGGCTGCTGTTGCCAACGTAGCAATCAACGTTGATTCGCGTGGCGCTGTTGGCAAGCTGCGGCAGGTTGCGGATAGCAGCAAAAAGCTAGAACGTGCCGTTGAGCAGATGAACGGCAAGCTTGATAGATCTAAACGCGAGTTTGCAAATGCTGGCAATGCTGCGAATCAAGCCGCTGGTGGATTTAACAAACTAGGAAAAGCGATAGGCAAAATTATCACCGCTGCCGCTGCATTTCAAGCGTTAAAATTTACCATTGTCAGCACTGCTGAGCTTGAAACACAAACCCGTAGCCTTAAAGTTTTAACGGGTAGCCTTGAAACGGCTCAAAAAATTGTCCAGCAATTGCAAGACATTGGCGCAGTAACGCCATTTACTAGCACTGAACTTATCGATACAGCAAAACGACTTCGTGCGTTTGGTGTTGAGACAGAAAAGCTTGTTGATACAACTCGCCGATTAGGTGATGTTGCTGGCGCAACAGGTGCGGATCTTGGCGGTATCGCCACGGCATTTGGCCAGATCCAAGCCAAGGGTAGGTTGCAGGGTGAAGAGCTATTGCAACTGCAAGAGCGCGGCATCGATCTGCAGAGCGAACTGCAAAGAATGTATGGGCTGACAGGCGAAGAATTTAGAAAGGCATTAGAGAAAGGCAGATTTAGCGCAGAGGCTGTAGATGTTGCGCTGCAAAATCTTACCAATACTGGCGGCAAATACGCGAACGGTGCAATCGCTCAGTCAGACACATTGGCTGGCAAGTTTAGCACTTTACAAGATGGCATCACCAGAACAGCGCAAGCGCTTGGGCAAGTGCTATCGCCAGCATTGCAAACCATTCTTGATCAAGCAATTGGTGTCGTCAATTCAATCAATAACGCATTGTCTGCAGGTCGCAGGATCCAGCAGTTTGGGATTAGCGCGCAGCAACGAAACCAATTGTTTCAGCAAGCTGGCAGAGAAGCCGAAGAAATAGCCCTCTTGCGTGGTGGTGGCAAGGTTGACCCCGCTACATTTACGCAACTACGAGATGAACGATTCCGCGATTTAATTGAGCGGTTTGGATATGAGACTGGTCAAATCCAAGTAGAAACAAAGGCACCTACGTTAGAAACTCCTAGGGTGCCTGAACTATTGGGAGGTGGCGGCGGCGCAGCGGCTAGAGGCGCAGGCGCAGGCGCGGCTAAGGATGCCCAGCGCGCAGCGGATGCGGCAGAAAGAGAAGCTGAACAACGTCGCATCAATCTGCGGAATCAAGATCAACTTATCGAAAGGCTAAGGGCTCAAGTTGTTCTGCAGAACAGCTTCACCGATGGTGATAGGATCATGAATCAATTATTGCTTGATCAGCTGGAGATCAGGCAAGACATTGAAAATCGAATGGAAGGCGCTAGCACTGCAATGAAGCAACTTTTGATACAAGAGGCTGATTTGCGCAGTCGGCTTGCAATGGATGTAGCGGCAGAGCCTTTTGTCCGTGCAGGCATGAATATGGGCGAAGCCTTGGCTGAAGGCATAGGCAAAGCCAAGGAGGAGACAGATCTGCTTAAGGAATCATTGATGGGCGCTGGTGACATCATCGGCAATCAGCTACGTGGCGCGATCGATGGCCTGATTGATGGCACGGCTGATTGGAATGAAGTTCTCAATAGTACATTGAAGCAACTTGCTAGCTTCTTCCTGAACTTTGGCCTCAACACTTTAACCAGCGATTTGGCTGGCAATGACGGTGTGGGATTCTTCAGTAAGCTATTTGGTGGCGGCAGGGCGTCCGGTGGTACCGTTCGTGGTGGTACATCATATCTCATTGGTGAACGCGGTCCTGAGCTATTTACGCCAAACCGTAGCGGTAGCATTGCACCCAATGGCAGCATGGGTGGAGCTACCGTTGTAGTGAACGTCGATGCTTCCGGCACCCAAGCTCAAGGCAATAACCAAAGCGCCAAGCAACTTGGTAATGCCATCGGTGCTGCAGTGCAGGCAGAATTGATTAAACAGAAACGGCCTGGAGGACTTCTTGCAAGCTAATGGCTACCTTCCCCGCAATTACGGCAAGTTATGGCGCGACCAAAGCTAGCGCACCAATATTACGCCGTGTCCAGTTTGGTGATGGCTACGAGCAGCGACTGCGGTTTGGTCTGAACCAGAATCCTAAGGAATGGTCGCTGACATGGAACAACATTACTGAAGCCAACGCTGACACGATTGAGACATTTCTCAATGCTCGCGCTGATGACGGCGAATCATTTGACTGGACGCCACCGGATGAATCAACTGCATACAAATGGGTATGCGAAAGCTGGCAAAAGACAATCCATTACGTGGGTCGCGCCACGATCACCGCTACCTTCCGTCAAGTTTTTGAACCGTAATGGCCGTACCTGTTTCCGAGCTTCAATCCATTGCCCCCAGCGCAATCATTGAGCTGTTTGAGCTGGAACTCAACACCGCTCAGCACGGCACAAACGACAACTACCGCTTCCACGCCGGCACCAGTCTGAACAACGATGGCGAGGTTGTCTGGAACGGTAATAACTATCTGCGGTTTCCAGTGGAGGCAGATGGTTTTGAGTACAGCGGCAACGGTCAGCTCCCGCGCCCCAAGATCCGAGTTAGCAACATCCTGAGCACCATTACGGCATTGCTATTGACACTGCCGGATGGGTTGGAGGGTGCAAAGTTCACCCGCATCCGCACACTGGCGCGTTACATCGACGCAGTGAATTTTCCCGGTGGCGTCAGCCCTTACAGCCCAGATCCCACCGCTGAATTTCCGCAAGAAATTTACTACGTCGATCGCAAGACCATCGAAAACCGCGATGTGGTCGAGTTTGAACTTGCCGCTGCCTTTGATCTTGCTAGTGTGAGCGCACCAAAGAGACAGTGCATCGCAAACATCTGCCAATGGATTTATAAATCAACCGAGTGTGGCTATAGCGGTGCTTTGCCGAAATGCGATAAAACTTTGGGCGCCTGCAAAGCGCACTTCGGGACATACGCCGAATTGCCGTTTGGCAGCTTCCCTGGCATTGGCACATACACGGTATGAGCTGGAAACACGCAGCGATGGATCATGCACGCGGTGATGTGCCGCGTGAAGCGTGCGGGCTTGTGGTGGTGATCAAAGGCCGCGAACGCTACTGGCCATGTCGCAACCTCAGCTCTGGCACTGATCAATTCATCCTTGATCCTGCTGACTACGCAGCCGCCGAAGATGTTGGCGAAATCGTCGCGGTGTTCCACTCGCATCCAAGCACGCCACCAGCACCGAGCCAGCCGGATCTAATGGCCTGCGAGGCTAGCGGGCTGCCGTGGTACATCTGGAATCCAAAGACCGGCGGATGGGGCGAATGCAAGCCAATCGGCTACAGGGCGCCGCTGATCGGCAGGCAATGGACTTGGGGCATCAGCGACTGCTGGACTTTGGCCCGTGACTGGTATGCCGAGCACGGACTGCAGCTTCGTGACTGGCAGCGACCGCTAACACCAGAGCAGTTTGAAGCTGCACCAATGTTCGATGACTGCTGGCGCGAGGCTGGATTTTGCGAGCTGGAAGAGGAACAGGAACTGCAGAAAGGTGACGCGCTGTTGATGAATATCAGCGGTTCCGGCTTGAACCACTGCGCTGTGTATATCGGCGATAGCATGGTGCTGCATCACATTCGAGGGCGACTAAGCAGCCGTGACCTTTATGGCGGTGGCGGCTGGCTCCAGAAATGCACTGGGCGTAGACTGCGCCATCCCGTCTTCGTTACCATGGGTGGAGGCTGAGTCGCATCATGCTGCGGAAAATCCGAGTGTATGGACGGCTTGCCAAGTTTTTAGGGCAGCGCGTATTTGAAGCGGACGTAGCCAGCGCCGCTGAAGCTGTGCGTTTTCTGGTGGTGAACTTCCCGCAGCTCGAAAAGCACATGGCGGACCAGCACTACCGCGTCAGTGTTGGCAGCTACGACCTGACGCTGGATGAGCTGCATGATCCTGCGGGGCAACAGGAGATCAAGGTGGTGCCGGTGCTGACTGGCGCTGGTGCAACTGGGCGGATTATTGCGGGTGTTGCGTTGGTTGCATTTGCGATTGTCACAGCAGGCGCTGGATTGATTCCGGGCCTTGGATTGGGCTTTGGTGCCAGCACTGCAATAGGCATCGGACTTGTAGGCGCCAGCCTCGTTCTCGGCGGCGTCGCTCAACTGCTCACCCCCACCCCAAAAATCAACGCCCCCGGCACTCCACAGGACAACAGCGACCCACGCAAAAGTTACAGCTTCAGCGGTATCCAGCAGACCAGCAGACAAGGTGTGCCAGTGCCAATTGTTTACGGCGAAACGATTGTGGGCAGCGTCGTAGTTAGCGCCGGTATTGACACCGTGAGGATTCAAGGCTGATGGCGCGTATCTCCGGCTCTGGTGGTGGTGGTGGTGGTGGTGGTGGCAAGGGTGGTGGCGGCGGTGGTGGTTCCGTTGAAACTCGCACGCCAAGCGTTGCACAAGATAGCCTCGACTCAAAGCAATTTGCAACCGTTCTCGATCTGATCAGCGAGGGCGAGATCCAAGGTGTTGTCGGCGGACTGCAGGGAATTTTTCTCAACAATACACCAGTACGAAATCCCAATGGATCTCTAAACTTTCAAGGACTAAGCGTAGATTCTCGCACTGGCACTCAAAACCAGTCGTATATCTCAATCGCGCCAGACGTAGAAGATGAAAAGCCCGTTTCCGTTGAGGTGCAATATGGCACTCCTGTAACGCGACAGATCACAGACACCAATGTGGACGCTGTAAGAGTAACGATCACAATTCCACAACTGCAGAAAAGCCTTGAAAATGGCGATGTCGCTGGTCAGTCTGTAACTTATGGTATCAATGTTCAGTATGACGGCGGTGGATTTAGCCGCGTTATCACTGATTCGGTTTCCGGTCGAACGACAGACCCGTATCAGCGCGACTACATCGTCAACTTATCGGCAGGTTTCACGACCGTTGATATTCAAGTAGTGCGGGACTCAGTTCCCGACGCAACGCATGTCGCAAGCACAGCAAAAGTCTTAGAGAGCATTAGCCGCATCCAATGGACAAGCTACACAGAGATCATCTACGCCAAGCTGCGCTACCCCAACAGCGCACTGGTTGCATTGCGCATTGACGCTGAGCAGTTCAACGCAATTCCTTCACGCGCTTATCGCATCCGCGGCATCAAAGTTCAAATCCCCAGCAACGCCACCGTTGACTCAACGACCGGTCGGTTGATCTATAGCGGCATCTGGAATGGTACGTTTGGCGCTGCACAGTGGTGTTCTGACCCTGCATGGATTCTCTGGGATCTGCTCACCAGCACGCGCTACGGCTTTGGTGATCACATCCAAGCTGCGCAGCTGGATAAGTTTGCCTTCTATTCCGCGAGTCAGTATTGCGCTGAGCTGGTGCCCGATGGCTTCGGCGGCCAAGAACCACGCTTCAGTTGCAACGTCAACATCCAGACAAAAGAAGACGCCTACAAGCTGATCAACGATATGTGCAGCGTCATGCGCTGTATGCCGTACTGGAGCACTGGCGCACTCACGATCAGCCAAGACAAGCCCGCTGATACCGCCTACCTGTTCACGCTGGCAAACGTTACTGAGGAGGGCTTCAGCTACCAAGGCGGTAGCCGCAAGACACGCCCCACGGTTTGCGTTGTTAGTTACCTCGATCTCAACAGCCGCGACATTGCCTACGAGGTTGTTGAAGACGCGGAAGCCATCCAGAAATACGGCGTCGTCAAAACTGAGATCAGTGCTTTCGCTTGCACCAGTCGCGGACAGGCGTATCGCATCGGTGAATGGCTGCTGTATTCCGAACGCTACGAAAGCGAGATCATCAGCTTCACCGCCTCGATTGATGCTGGCGTGCTGGTGCGCCCTGGGCAGATCATTGAAGTTGCCGATCCAGTCAAAGCTGGCGCACGTCGTGGCGGACGGATCAGTGCTGCAACGACCACTGCCATCACCGTTGACGATGCCACAGGACTGACAGCAGCCGGCGCTGATCTATCGGTGATCATGCCGGATGGCAGCATTGAAACGCGTGGCATCAGCAGTATCGCCGGGGAAGTGATCACCGTGGCGTCGGCGTTTTCGGTGGCACCAAATACGAACAGCGTCTGGATCTATCAAACCAGCAACATCCAAACATCAACATGGCGGGTGCTGACTGTTGGCGAACAAGACGGCACCAACTATGCGATCAGCGCGATTGCTTACAACGCCAGCAAGTACGACTACATCGAACGCGGCACTGCGCTTGAGCAGCGCGATATTACTGATCTCAACATCATTCCAGCAGCGCCAACCAATCTTGTGGCGCAGGAGGTGCTATATGACGCTGGCGGCATTGCAAAAGCAAAGCTGATCGTGAGCTGGCAGTCAGTGCTCGGCGTTACGCAATATCAGATTCAGTGGCGACAGGGCAGCAATAACTGGACAACATCAACGCAATCAAGACCTGATTACGAAATTATCGACACAACCGCTGGCGTCTATGAAATCCGCGTGTTCAGCCTTGGTGCATCGTTGCGACCTTCGGTTGAACCAGCGCAACTTACGGTTCAAGCTTTTGGCAAGACTGCCCCACCTGCCACGCCGACAGGAATCAGCATCATCCCAAACAGTGACACCACAGCAATCCTGAGCTGGGACCGCAGCACTGAACTTGACGTGGTGCTCGGCGGTAAAGTATTGATCCGCCACAGCACATTGCTCACTGGTGCAGTGTGGCAAGACAGCCAAGAGATCGTAAGTGCTGCGGCTGGCAGTCAAACGCAGAAGCAGGTGCCACTGCTGGAAGGCACTTACCTAATCAAATTCGAGGACGACAGCGGCAACCGTTCCGCTATTCCAGCCACTGCAGCAGTTGATTTGCCAACGCCTCAGCCGCGTCTGCTGGTTCAAAGCTACCGCGAGGACCAAGAGGCACCGCCGTTCTCCGGCAATCTCACCAACATGATCTACAGCTCAGAGCAGGACGGACTGATCCTGTCACTGGGTGTCTTTATTGACAGTCTCGCCACTGATGGCGATTGGGATGCGTTGGGTGCGATTGATGGCCTTAGCAGCAACCTTGGCAGTGGCGAATATGAATTTGGCAGCACTTACGACCTCGGTGGTGTCTTTGACCTAAACCTGCGCCGCTACTTTGTGACGCGCCCGTTCCTGCCTGGTGATTTGTGGGATGACCAGACGGACTTGATCGACGCATGGCCGACCATTGATGGCGACATATTGGATCAGGTGAATGCTGCGCTGTATGTGCGGACCACCGACGACGACCCCGGCGTATCGCCAACATGGAGCGACTGGCATGAGTTTGCCAACGCGATCGTGCGCGGCCGAGCGTTTCAGTTCAAAACCATCGCCACCAGCCTCTCTGAATCGCAAAACATCATCATCGACGAACTCGGCGCTGAGCTTGAGCTGCAGCAACGCACTGAATCGACAGGCAGCATCACGAGTGGCACGTCTGCCTACGCCGTGACATTCGACGAAGCCTTTTATCAGGCACCTGCAGTGGGCATCACCGCTTACAATATGGGGACAGGGGACTACTATGCGGTGACATCACAGAGCCGCACTGGCTTTACGGTCACCTTCTACGACAGCACTAACACCGTGATCAGTCGAGACTTCACCTACATCGCCACAGGCTACGGCCGGGAGATCGTCTAATGGCGCAGCACGACTACACTATTGCCAACCAGAGCGGCGCGGCGTTCAGGGCTGATCTGAATAATGCGCTGGCCGCTATCGTTAGCCAGAACAGCGGCGCAGCAGAGCCAAGCGTCACCTATGCCTACCAGCCGTGGGCAGATACGACGACAGGACTGTTCAAGATCCGCAATGCCGCAAACAGCGCATGGATCACGCTGTATCAGCTTGATGGCGAGTGGAGCACCATCGCGCTTGAGAATGGCACCGCTGCGGCGCCGTCGCTGTATTTCAAGGACAGCGGCACTGATACCGGCGTCTACAGCCCCGGCCCCGATCAAGTAGCCATCGCCACCGCTAGCGTTCAGCGCGTCAACTTTAATGGCGCCACTGAGGTTGTATTTAATGATGGTGGCGCTGATGTTGACTTCAGGATCGAGGGTGACACTGAAGAGAATTTGTTGCTTGTTGATGCAGGAAATGACCTTGTAAGAATTGGTGGCAAGTACAACATTCTGAAAGGATTTAATCGCCGCCCACCCGTTCATCGCGGACCCTTGTTTTACAAAACCGCAGCAGCAACACTTAGCGTTGTTGCAAATTCTGCATTAAACGGTTTCTTTTACGACACAGCAACAGCGGTTTCAATGCCGTCTCACAGCAACAATACCGACTACGCTATCTGGCAGCATCCCACTACTGGCGCACTTGTTGCTGACGCGAGCTTTACATCAGCTCCTGCTGGAGCAAGTGGCGGTTCAATTGTTGGTGGTTATCACTATATCCCTAGTGGTCGTCCTACAGCAGTAAATAACGGTAGTCCTACTGCAGCGGCTGAGATTCTTGAATACAGCATCTGGGATCTGACCTGGCGCCCATCATGTCCTGACCCTCGCGGAATGGCATGTATCGACGAGCGGTTCTGGTGTGATCTTTATCTTTGCGGAAGTACGTCTTATGCAGGAACTGATTTCACTGCAGTGCCTAGCAGCAAAATCGGGCTGACCATTGCTGACGGGAACAATCCGCCGCTGATCCCTGCGATTTATGGCGGCGATGGAGCTACTGCCTACAGCCTTGTCGATAGCAAAGGAGCCGGTAGCTGGTATGACTTCGCTGAGGTAGCGAGCAGCTTCGGTAAGCGTCTGATCAGCTGGCTTGAGTTCCAACATGCTGCATTTGGCGGTCCAGAGAACGGCAGCCGTGGCGCTGACCCTGGCACAGTGATCTGGGAGCGCGCTAGCTTGTGGGGCCTGGCGCAATCCACTGGCACGCTTTATTCATGGGGTGCTGATGTGCAGGGCAACACCGGAGGAGGCTGGACAAGCGCTACAGGCGATCGTGGCGATGTGTATCAATCTGGTTACAGCGCCGTCGTCCTGGGTGGCAACTGGGGCAATGGGTCAGTTTCCGGTTCACGTTGTGCTGCCTGGCTCGACGCTCCGTCGCTTGCGAACAGCGCCCTCTCGGCGCGTTTTGCGGCCGGGCACCTTGTGACTTGTTGAGAGGCGCGACAGCGCCGACGCGATCATGAACAAGAAAAGAGCCTCTGCGGATCCCTCCAAGGATGCTCATGGTCTCTACATGGTCGAGAAGTATGAGCGTGTTGTGGACTACATCTATCCAATCGCGCAAAGCATCCCACGAAAACATGGCGTATTTCGTGAGCTTTTGATTCGTCAGTTGTTTTTGGTTGCCGAACATCTGAACACTGCGATCAAGGCCAATCAGTTGAGCCGCTGCTACGTTCTCGACGGCAGTCTCGCGCAGCTGCGCTTGCTCTTACGTTTCATGGTGCATCACAGGCGCAAGATGCTCACTGAGCATCAACTTGAAACCGCTCAGACCTTGATCGCTGAAGTTGGTGCGATGCTTGGCAGTTGGGTGAAGCGATTGCAAAAAGCAAAAAAGGCGCAAGACTGATACTGGAGTTGATGGGTGCGCCGTCATCCTGGGTGGCAACTGGAACAATGGATCTAATTCCGGTTCACGTTGTGCTAACTGGAACAACGCTCCATCGAATGCGAACAACAACATCTCGGCGCGTTTTGCGGCCGTGGCCACTGTCAAACACCTTTACGCTCTGCTGTTTCTATGGGGCAGCAGGCCGGTGCTAATCAGGTGCCAGCCATCAATTCCTGCTTCGGCGAACTCAGGGCCGAGTGGTGGCAATGGCAGGGAGTAGCCCATCGAAACCTGCCGTCACTTTCCAATGGGCAAGAAGTTCCGCAATCTCTATGAACAGATTTATCAATGGGATAATCTGCTGCTGGCCTATGCAGAGGCTAGGAGAGGCAAGACATACAGCAGTTCCTACCTGCGGTTCAAGGAATATGCACTGGCTAATCTGCGCAAGCTACAGCAGCGTCTGATTGAAGGCAGCTGGAAGCCTGACCCGCAGCTGCAGTTTGACATCATCGATCCAAAGAGGCGCACAATCGCGTGTCAAAGCTTTCGTGATCGCATCGTTCATCACGCCCTGATCCAGATAGTCGGGCCCATTCTCGATGCAGCGATCATGCCCCAGGTGTTCGCCTGCCGGGTTGGGCTGGGCACGCATCGATGCGTCACCCGGATGCAGCAGCTAATGCGTCAAAGTCCAGATGCGTGGCTTTTGCACGTCGATTTCAGCAAGTTCTTTCCGAGCATCCCACAAGACTTGCTGCTGAGACACCTGAGCAAGAAGCTGACCTGCCGGCGCACGCTGCTACTGATCGAGCAGGTGTTGAGCGTGCAGCCCGCCGGTCTGCCGATTGGGGCATTGACCAGTCAGTGCTTTTGCAACTACTGGGGCGGCAAGCTCGATCGATTCATTGCCGATCGAGGCATTGGCAGTTTTGTGCGCTACATGGATGACGCGGCCATCATCGTGACAAACAATGCCCAGGGCCTGCAGCTCAAGGACGAGATCTGCGATTTCGTGGCCAGCGAGATGGATCAGCGCATCGGCAAATGGAGCCTAGTGCCAGTCAGGCGTGGCTTTACTTTTTGCGGATTTCGGATCCGGCTGAAGTTCAAGCTGATCAAGCGACAATCAATGATTCGGCAGCGCCGGAAGCTATCGCTGATGTTAAAGCATGATGAATA